TGTTGTTCAAATTCAGGAAATGATTACTCCTCTTATCAACAACCTCATGCTTAACCCAAACAAGAACTATATCTACTGGCCAAATAGAGTTGATAAGATGAAAGTATTCAAGGCTGAGTTAGATAAGCTATTCACAATAGCCAAAGATGCTTCTTGATTATCTAGTCCTAGCTGTTGCACTAATTCTATCTGGTGTTGCTGGCTACTATTCTATAGTAGGCTTGGCAGCCATCTTTAGTGGCGCGTTTTTTTCCGTTGTCCTAATGGGCTCAGCTCTTGAGCTTGGTAAACTTGTAGCGGCTAGTTGGCTATACAGAAACTGGGAAGAAGCACCAAAGCTAATTAAGTACTATTTGTCGGTGGCTGTAGTTGTATTGATGTTTATCACATCGATGGGTATATTTGGTTACCTATCCAAGGCTCACCTAGAGACCCAAGCACTAATGACATCTGATGTTAGTGCCGAACTACAAACACTTAATGATACAATTGAATCTAGAACAAATACAAAGGTTCTAGTTGAAAAACAAATACAGAACATTGATAATACTCTAATCAAGTATATCGAAATGGGTTCTGTAACAAAGGGCCTACAAGAGAAAAGAAAGCTCGATGGTGAGCGTAGACAGCTTGAGGAAGAACGAAAGGCTGTTGAACAAGAGCTTGTAGAGCTGAAGTCTAAAAAGAATAAGTTGGATTCAGAAGTCAAAAAGATAGAAGTCGAAGTTGGTCCACTAAAATATATTGCGGAGTTAGTTTATGGGTCAGATGCGGAAAGCCATTTTGATAGTGCTGTTCGTATGGTTATTATACTTCTTATATTGGTCTTTGACCCTCTTGCCGTTATTCTTCTAATCGCTGCTAACTCTAACTTTGTTAACCGAGATAAAAAGATTCAACAAGAAAAACGTATTCAAGAGTTGAGAAAACTTGGAAAACGTGGTATAGTAGTCAATAAGAAAGAGATACTAAAGTTATAATTTATACGGAGTCATATTATGAAAAAGAGAAATGATAAAACTCAAACCGATATTATTGTTGAAATGGTTATTAAGAAAGGTATAGTATTTCTCGACGATGTTGTTAAGACTATCAGAAAGTATCAACCAACAGCAGTCCTGGATCACGGACTTGCCCATGCCAGAATCGTTAAGATCAACGAAACAACAAGATATCTCGATATGTTGGGTTCAGACCTTTTGTTAATTAAGGTCCCCACAGAGTTTGGATTTAAATCTGTAATTGTTTCAAAAGAGTCTATCTATACTGCTAAAGTTCCTCCGTTCACGAGAGAACGTGTGACGAGGGGTTATAAAATTCGAAAGAAAGTAAGAGGATTATATGTCAAAGTTTCTTCGTAATCTAGTTGAAGAGTTTAAGGATGAAGATACATCTATCGCAGAGGACGGTGCTGGCAGTGCTGAGTTCACAGGGAGCATTGACAGTGGTTCTTACTCTCTCAATGCTGCTCTTAGTGGGTCAATTTTTGGTGGCGTGCCAAATAATAAGATAACTGCTTTTGCTGGCGAGAGTGCTACTGGTAAGACGTTCTTTGTTCTAGGTATTGTAAAGAGCTTCTTGGATAGTAATCCAGATGCTGGTGTCATCTATTATGATACTGAAGCTGCTGTTACTCGTGACATGATGAAGTCTCGTGGTATTGACACGAAGCGAGTAATCATTGCTGAGCCTGATACTATTCAGAAGTTTAGAGAGCACGGACTCAAGTTCCTTGAAGCATATGGCAAGACTGATGAGGCTGACCGTCCTCCAATGATGATGGTTCTTGACTCTTTGGGTATGCTATCGACTTCTAAGGAAATGGCTGACTCTCTCGAAGGTAAGGATACTAGAGACATGACCAAGAGTCAGGTCATCAAGGCTGCCTTTAGAGTCTTGACATTGAAGTGTGCAAAGTATAAGGTACCAATGCTGGTAACTAACCATGTGTATGCTATGGTTGGGTCTTATGTTCCAATGAACGAGATCTCTGGTGGTACTGGATTGAAGTATGCTGCTTCTACCATTGCTATGTTGTCAAAGAGAAAGGAAAAGGTTGACAACGAAGTAATTGGTAATGTCATTAAGGTGAAGATGTATAAGTCACGACTCTCTAAGGAAAATGCGCAGGTTGAATGTTTGCTGACCTATGATAAGGGTCTTGATCGTTATTATGGTCTACTAGACCTTGCCGAGAAGTATGGTATCTTTAAGAAGGTATCTACTCGGTATGAGATGCCAGATGGATCTAAGGTCTTTGGTAAGAACATTCTTGAAGACCCTGAGAAGTACTATACAGATGAAGTATTGAAGGCTATTGATGAGGCTGCAAAGAAGGAGTTTAGTTATGGAGCATCCGGACCCGAAGAATCACTTGAGGTGGAGTCTGGCGAAGAGTAGTTTTCGCATTCTAGCTGGCGCTGTCCTTGTTGGGCAGTATGTAGTGATGGCTGGCTTGTTGTTGATTGTTGCTGAAATTTTGGGTATAGTAGAAGAAATTGTATGATTGAAAATTATATTATCTCTGCATTGGTTCAAGAAGGAGAGTTTGCCAGAAAGACTCTTCCGTTCCTGAAGAAAGATTACTTTTCTGATGAAGGTCAGAAGGTTGTCTTTGAGCTTGTTAAGCAATTTGTAGAGAAGTATAATAAGACACCTAATAAGGCCGTCCTTAGTGTCGACCTCGATGAACTCAAAGGCTTGAACCAGACCACCTACGAGCAAGCCAAGGAGTGTATCAAACTAATAGGAATGAATCCAACAGTCGACGAACAGTGGCTGTTAGACAATACTGAGAAGTTTTGTCAGGATAAGGCAATCTATAATGCCATTATGGATTCAATCAAGATTATGGATGATAAGAAAGAGCAGCAAAGTAGAGGTGCAATACCAAAACTACTTTCCGATGCTCTTGGTGTGTCATTTGACCAAAACATTGGCCATGACTTCCTAGAAGACTCTAATAGTCGGTTTGATAACTACCATAAGAAAGAGAAGAGAATTCCTTTCGATATTGAGTTCTTGAATAAGATTACTAAGGGCGGCCTTCCTCGTAAGACCCTAAACATTATCTTGGCTGGCACTGGTGTTGGTAAGTCGTTGGCGATGTGCCATATGGCTGCCCACAACTTATCCTCTGGCCAGAATGTTCTATACATTACGATGGAAATGGCTGAAGAGAAGATTGCTGAAAGAATTGATGCTAATCTTCTAGATGTTACTCTAGATGAGCTTGCTGTCCTCACGAAGGAAGCTTATCAGAAGAAGATTGATAGGTTTAGAAATAAGACTACTGGTAAGCTAATCATTAAAGAGTATCCTACTGCGTCTGCCGGTAGTGCAAACTTTAGACATCTGATTAATGAATTGAGATTGAAGAGAAACTTCAAGCCTGATATCATCTATATCGATTACTTGAATATTTGTAGTTCTTCTAGATTAAAGGCTGGTGCCAATGTCAACTCTTATACCTATGTCAAGGCTATTGCTGAAGAGTTAAGAGGACTTGGAGTAGAGTTTGATGTTCCTATTGTCTCTGCTACTCAGACGAATAGAACTGGATATACTAACACCGATGTTGGCCTAGAAGATACTTCTGAGTCGTTTGGTCTTCCTGCTACTGCTGATATTATGATTGCTCTTATCGCTACTGAAGAGTTAGATAAGCTAAACCAGATTATGGTTAAGCAGTTAAAGAATCGTTATAGCGACCCAACTAAGTTTAAGAGATTTGTTGTTGGAGTTGATAAGGCCAAGATGAAGCTATATGATGTGGAAGGTAGTGCGCAGCACAACATTATGGATGCTCCCGGTTCCCACTACAGTACGGAGTTTGAACCCTCCAGAACTGCAGAGAAATTTGGTAAGTTTGATTTTAACTAAGTAAATCAACAGGTTACAAATCCTTATAAATCAATAGGTTATAACTCTGCAGTATTTGCTGTTGTCTTTTCTACGAATTTGCGTATAGTGGACGCATATGTTGAACACTACACTGGAACAGAAGTCAGCCCTCGCCAGGCTGTTGGCCACTGAGAACCTCAGGGTCAACTACTCTCCTAATTACCCAACTGCGTTCTTCGATCTGAAGTCACGCACGATTCACATTCCTCTGATTGGTGGCATTGATGAAGACCTTCTTGACCTCTTTGAAGGTCACGAAGTCGGCCATGCCATCGATACGCCTGAGGAAGGCTTCCATTCTGCTATCAAAGAGAATGAGCAGTATGGCAATGCCTTTAAGACCTACCTTAATGTTGTAGAAGACGTTCGTATCGAGCGTAAGATGAAGGTTCGATACCCTGGCATCAAGCGTCCTTGGATCAATGCCTACAATAAGCTCGTTGACCTTAACTTCTTTGGTGAGCAGATCGCCGAACGAATCAATGGTATGGAATTCATCGACCGTCTTAACATCTTTGCTAAGATCGGCTCCCGAGTCTACGTTGAGTTTGATTCTGAAGAGAAGGCTCTTGTTGATGAGGCGTTTACTCTTGAGACATGGGAAGATGTTGTGGCATATGCGAACAAGATCTTCAACCGTCAGTCTGAAGAGAATAAGAAGCAGGCTGCCAATCCCCAACCTGACCAGAATGGGGTGAAGGGCGAGAGCAAGGAGAAGGGCGAGAGCAGCGAAGGCGTCTCGTCTGAAGATTCTGACCAGGATCAAAATCAGGAAACTGAAGGCGCTTCTACTGATGGTGATTCTGAAGAAGGCAAAGAACCAGGTTCTGATACCGAATCGGATGAAACTAGCAACAAGGGAGACGCAAGCGGTGTAAAGGCTTCTGAGACGGATGAAACTTTCCGTCGTAAGGAGCAGGAGATGTACGATAAGGCTAAGAAAAAAGCTGAGCTCAATAAGTACAATCAGCCCGGCCGCATCGAGTTTTCAAAGACACCTTATGACATGTTCTTGCTCGAGGCTAATTATTATACTCGGGTCCTTGATATAGGTCTTCGTTTTCTGCATGACAAAGTTGCTCAACAAAAGCCTTCAGGCTATAATGAGAGTTTAATGCGCGAGGCCAGCTATGATGCTATCACAGCTCAATTTTTGAACGAGCATCGTAAGCAGAATGCTGCCTATACGAACTTCCTGATTAAAGAGTTTGAGATGCGTAAGAATGCTCGCATCCTGAATCGGGGTAAGATTTCAAAGTCGGGTAAAGTGGATATCAATCGAATCCACAAATATAAGATCTCGAACGATGTCTTTGCTCGCATAACATCCTTCCCTGAAGGCAAGAATCATGGTATGTGCATGTACATCGACCTTTCTGGTTCGATGGCTGATACTATCGGTGGTGTGATAAACCAGGCTCTTATTCTTTCCGACTTCTGTAAGAAGGTTGGTATTCCATTCCGAGTGTTTGGGTTCTCCAATGACGATAAGGCGTGTAAGATTCTTTGTGAACGAACTAAGGTCACGCACGAAGAACGGTTTCATATCATTAACAAGTTTGGTGGATTTAAGTTCCACAATAATTATGTGTTGAAGGAGTACATTTCGAGCGAACTTCGTCCTGCTGACTATAAGATTGCGTTCAACAATCTTCTTATGTTGAAGGCTATTCACGAAGCTCACGAATCTCGTCTATATCCACGATATGCTTATGATGGTAAATATAGCGAGATCTCAGATCAACTCCGTCAGTACTCTGTCCAGGATATTGGTGAAGGTCTCTCTGCCACTCCTCTCAACGATTGTATTATTACATCTATCCAGATCACTAACGACTTTGTTTCGAAGTATAAGATTGAGAACATGATTAACATCTTCTTGAGTGATGGCGAAGACGATCATCGCAACTCGTTTTTGTATAACACCGACACTATTT